GCTTCCCTGCATCCCGGTTTTGGCAGCAATGTCCTGAAGCGAACTAGTCATGTTAAGAGCGTTGGTGGTGTCTTGACGAAGCCCAAGCTCACGCATAGCTACGGCATTGGCGTAGTCGCCAAATGGGCGGGGCCCGCGTACATTAATCTCTGTTGAATCGTACTTGTCACGGTACATGTCGTTTCTTGAAACACCCATTAGCGATCCCATGCCCCGACTGGTTTAAGTTTTTTAGGAGGAGTAACTACCGGTTTCTTGGTCACCGGAGACGTGACTTGTTTATTTTGAGGTATTACAGCTTTAGGTGCGCTTGCCCCCATGCCGCTACGTCCTTTTGTGTCAATAGCACCGGTCCTAGAGATAACAGCAGCTTTTTGTTGCGGAGTCATGTTTGTGTACGTTGACTGAGGAATGGTGTTAGGAGCGGCAGGGGCATTAAACACAGGTGGAGCTGTTACTGGTGCGTTGTCTGTTGGATCTGCAGGTTTTTGGGTTCCTCCACCGCCTCCACCGCCACCGCCGCCGGTACCACCACTTGTTCCTCCACCGCCAGTTGTAGGAGTTGCATCGGAGGTTGGCGTACCGTACATGGCTTTATATTTAGCGTATTCAGAAGCCGCGTCGGTATCAGCAGCGGTTTGACCAGAAATTCTTTCAGCGTTAAGGCCAGCGATAGTTGACCTATACCCAGCCTGGCTTGTGGCTAATTCACGTCCGTACTGCCCAGATTTAAGCGTACCGGAAGCTTCGTTTGAAATACCTATGTTTCTTTGTTGTTCTGCATACTGAACGTCTAAAGTTCCAGGACCAGCATCGTTCCCAGCGGGTGTTTTACGAGTAGACATCTTGCCTTCTTTGTCGAACTGCACATTAGTGGCTCGTTCGTAAGCAGTGTCAAGGGCGAGCTTTTTGTTGGCTGCCGCTGCGTCTAGTTGGATTTTAAGTGTAGCAAGATAATCAGTCGTGGCTGGCATGGTGATCTTCTCTAGTATGCTTGGTAAGTTTTAAGTCAGTCCATACTTGCATATCTTTGACTTCCTGTATGTCGTCTTTAACGGACTTGATTAATTCTATTGCCTGGCCGTGCTGGCTAGAATTATTCTTATCCAACCTATATAATAGCCACATTATTGGGCCGGATATAAGGGCCACTATTACAGCCGACCAGGTGGCATCCATTGTTTATGCTGGCTTAGGTAGTGAACGCCAAGCAGCTTCAAACTTTTCAGGGTCTTTAGCCATCTCCGGAGAAAGTTCTAGATGGAGCCACTTGCCCCCGAAAGAACCAGCATTGTCGGACTCGCTAAATAATTTTACCCCTTCAGCGTTTTCGCCTCTTGAGCACCTGAAGCCGCGACCGTAGCCCTGTACTTTGTCCTTGACGTTCTTGTCAAATGCGTAGTCGTGGATTTCTTCAATACCCAATTCCTTGGTGTACTTAATAAACCAGTCCCACATCGCAACCCCAACCTTGCGGTCGTCGTAACCAATGTCTACGGCAGCTCCGGTAGCATGAACAGACAGCCACTTTTCCATGCCAGGGTCGCCAATTTTCTTTCCCTCAGTATGAGAGTTCCTCATCAATCTTGGGGAATAAATCCCCAGGTTCTTGGTCTTCCACCTAGCCGCACAAAGCGCAGCGAGTTTTTCGGTGCCCGGTTGTGCGCCTTTACCGTCAAACGCAGGGTAATAGCTGTACTTACGAGGCATCGTGCTTTGAACGGTCTACACCGAAAGCTTTGTCTACTTCGCTCATTTCAAGTTTGCCGTCACTAAGGGCTTTGCTGAGGTCGTACACCACAAGGGCTACAGCGGCTCCACCGGCCTGAAGCGCCTGGAACCAGATGGGAATGCTTACCTTATCTGTAAAAGCCCCAATGACTCCAGTTCCTGTGATAATTCCCAAGGAGCTAGATACAAAAAGGGCAGCAAGGCGAACTGCTACATCTTTAATAACCTGTGTATTCATTTGCCTAGTATCCCATATTAAGCCACTAGTTTCCAGGAACCTGGCCTAGGTCTTAATGATGTAGTTCAATACAAGATATGGAGACATGTTGTCTACAGCGTTACCTGAACCCGCGTCAACGTTGGTCACCGTGACTGCCGTGCCAACGGATGCTGAAATACCAGTATAGGCCGAATTGGTGTTAAACCTTCCTGCACCAGTATGAAAATAAGTATAATCAACATTAGAGTCAGCGGCGTTTGCTAATAGCCCGCCAGTAGACGCTTCATTTTGTAAATGAACATGTCCTGTGTCTGTAATACTGACGGTTCCAGAAGTCAATGCAGCGGTATTTTCGTGCTTGTGAACAGGCATTTGGGCAACGGTGATGGTTACGGTTGTTGAACCACCAGATTTACCGCGTGTATTAAAATCGGTTATACCCGCATCAAGGCCAACCGGCATTCTTCCTTTTAAGTTCGGTACTCTAAAGTTTCCTGCCGCAGGAGCAGGCAATCCGGTAGAAGTGTCATACGTCGACCCAATTACGTTATATAAATTAGGGTACAAGGTATAGCTATATTCAGAGCCATCGCATACCAACCACCCCAAAGGTGATTTGTTTCCAGCATATGGCATTATTGAACCTACGGGAGGAAGCATTGAATATAAAGATTGCTGCCCTAGGTTAACCCCGCTATAAAAATTAACAGGGGCCCCAAAAGTTGTATTTCCTGCAATTGTTCCGCCTGAGGTTTTTAAATAACCAGAATCTAAATGATCTTCAAGAGACTTGGCATTGTCTTCTAATAAATTAACAATTTTTTTAGCATCTTTAGGTGGAATAGAAGTTAAGTATTTAGATAAATTGTTTATGGGAATTGGGTTTTCCCAAACAATGTTATAAGTGGGAGGAAATTCATAAAATCCATTAGCGTAAGAAGACCAAGTAGAAGCTTGTGCAGAAGACGCAGTTGCTATTGGCTCAGGAGTAACTGCAGTAAAGGTTGGACTTTGGCTGCCTGATCTTGTTGTCATTGAGTGTCGCCCTCAACCCAACAACGCCTAATGCGTAATCCAGCAAACTGAAGCTCTATCTCGTTTAAATAACCGTATGAAGCATTGTCAACGTTAAACCTAAGAACTCTTATTTGTGAAGTTGTAGTGTTGGTTGTAATTGTGAAATCAGCAAAAGGGTAAGTATAGGCAGTAGAAAGACCGCTAGTAGCTTCAGTGCCAGAAGCAAACCCAATATTAGCTACGGCTTTGTTGTTAACCCGTGCTTGGATGCTGGCTGACCCCGTGTAAGAAGTTCCTGGTATTTGAAGCATTTCTGCTTCTACGTATACACGTTTTATAATAGTTGGGACTTTTGTAGATATGTCTTGAAGTTTTAAAGTAGCGCTGGCTGGCAAAGTAGTTCCGCTTGCTTGTCCAGGTTCTATAGTTGTTGGCCGAAGACGGTGTAGGGCAAGCTTGTTTTGAGTAGCGCCCGTTGTTGTCTCTGTTAAATAAAGAGCTTGATCTTGAGATGTGTTGTATCTTGATACTTGGCCGCGAGCAACAGCAAATTTTAAACTATCGTCGTATGTCATTGTGGCTGGAATTTTCATTACTTGCCATCTATCTTGAGCATTAAGAAGATAAACGCTGGCGTATTGAAGCAAACCAAATTCTTCAATTACTGCAGCAACGGCAAGGTACCCCATGTTTGTTCTAGATATTCTAATATTTGCATCGGCTAAACCAAACCTTTGATATGCCGCAACTTCAACGCTGGGACCAGAAATACCCATTAAGTTAACGGCGTAGTTGTTGGTACCGGTTGATGTTACAAAATATACGGTGTTATTATGTTGGGCTACTGGGTCTATTGGAAGAATACCAAGGGTGTCATTCATTTGCCTAACGGCTGTACTGGTGCCAAGAATGCCAGTAATCGAATACCACCCAGATGGTTTAACAACAACCATGTCGAGGTTGCGTGGGACGCAATAAGAAATACCGTCGTTAGCGTACCCAACACCAACAAAGTTCAGCGAACTCCAGTTTGCCCCAAACGTAAGAGCATCAGAAAAAAAGAATGTGTCAGAAGCAGATCCCCATGCAATCATTCTTGCATTCCAAATAGTTAATCCAGTTAACAAAACATCATTGACGCCATCGTTATTACCAGAAGGAGTAAAAGCAGCAACGGCACTCGTCGATCTGGTCACTTGGTAAATTGCCGTTGTGCCGACAGCAACATAGGCAACAACATCGTTACCGACTGGCACCACAACCGGAGCAGCTCCAGCGCTAGTACCAACGACCCCCAAAGATATTCTGTTTACAGCTCCGGTACTTGTGTTGATAAAATACACATAGGTTGCAGCAGAAGTTAAACCAACAACAACGCAATAGCCATTGAAGTAAGTTGGGTCGCTCCAAGTTGTGGAAGTTGTGCTGTTGTCAATAACACCAGCCGTAGTGCCGGTTCCCGAAAGGGTTATTTGTTGTGGACCGTATGTTGGGACAAGGGTGGCATCATCATTGGAAAGGGTTATGTTTGCGCCTTGCCATGTGTTCTTGGGTTGGTTTACCGCTGATG